ATACTGTAGTTGTACAGTGGGTGATTTGATGTGGTATGAGTGAGTACCAGCTTTGACAGCGGTGAATTTGACCTTGTATAAGAAGTAACCCACCGAGTCATATGCATGATCCTCTAGTGATGTGTTAGTACACAGTATACCATTAGCATAATACAAGTGAGCCTGTTTTACCCTCAGTCTATAAACTATTTCTTCTCCTGAGTTCCCAACCGCAACTATATGAACAGGTCTGTGCGTTCTCTTTTCTCTTGAATACAAATGGCTTCCCGCATATTTGACAAAATATTGTATGATTCTTGCTGTAATTGAGTGTTTGGCACTTTTCGCTGCAGTACCTTTTTGTCTGGTGTTTTGTCCTAAAATGTTTTCCACAATAAACGCACGATAATTTCCTGACAGGATTTCTGTCAAGCATTTTATAAGCGTTCTCTTTAAGAGTGCTTTTTCCTTCTTTTGAGTTTCTCCATTTCTCAAGTTTTCCCTTGAGGTCAATTCTTTCGTGGTAGTGAAGTTTAGCGTGTTCTTTTTTATCAATGATGGCAAGATTTTTAAGATTGTTATTGTCCGTATTGTGGTCAATATGATGGACATGGTTATTATCAGGAATCTGGCCATTATTATCAATCCATACCTGACGGTGAAGTGCTGGATATCCTTGTTTAATGTATTTTGTTTCAGGTTGATAATAGCGTCTGTTAGCGTAGCGTCTATATTTAAGACCTTTGTAAATAATTTCTTTGATAGGTTGGTTGTGTTCCATTCCTCTAGTATATCAAACATCTTGAGGTTTTGCAACTCAACAAGACCTTTATCCCTAATATATACTTTGTGGTAAGAGGTACCAGTTAGCTCCTTCCCATTAGAGAGTTTAATAGTAGTAATTGTGCTTTTCTTTGGTTCTCCACATATATACGCTTCACGATAACCTATGGGAGTTAAAATCATGTCGCCATTTTTGATTAGCTCTATGGGTTTATTTCCATGGATTGTTTTAATCATTGTTCCAGCTATGAAGCAGTCTACATCATCCACCCTGTGTTCATCATAGGTAAGAAGCGGGAGTGTGCGTATCAAGTTAGGACAGTTTTGTGTGATGAGCCAATAGGGAAGATCACTCTTCTCTCTGCCTAGTTTATCCACATATTTTGGTGAAGATAGCCAATTGTGGACAACTGCAACTCGACCTATTCTGTTTTTATTAGCTGCTACCATAGGACACCACTCAACATCTTTGTTTAGCTCTTTCCATTTCTTCATCATGGTCTTACCAATACCCACACTGCCGTCTTGTAGCTTATCAAGCATTGCACCATCAACTATCGCCTTATTGGGCTTGACTCCCATTACAATACAATCATTGTATATTCTCTCGGCCCAGTCCTCTGGATTTACTTGGCTGCCATACCACTCTTTGAATGTAATTACTCTGGTGAAGTTCTGGCCATCCTCTGTTTTCATCTGCACTACTTTATGTAAATATGCTGCAAATGCACTCTTCTCACTGTATCCCCAGTCAATTGACATATAGGTGTCACCAACTCTAGGTATAAATGGCTTTATTGTGTGTCTATCGTATGAAAACTCACTGAATACTTGACCTGCGAATCTATCCCAGTCGCCCTCTCTCCATGCCATACCCAGATCACCAGTGAGTGCTTCAAGATATTCGATATACTCTTTGTTTAAGTGAGGGTTTGATCTGTAGTTTGAGCCAATAAACCTGGTGTCTCGCTCTCTATTTTCTCTTTGAGGGATGACATATCTTGAGCGTACAAACTCATGGCCAATGCCACCTGGATTGAAAGATGTGTACATTCGTGGCCGCCAATTGGGCTTTGATGTGCGCAAAGAACCTCTTAATTTCTCGTATTTATCCTTGGTGAGCTGATTAAGTTCCTCAACTATGATGAAGTCATACTCAATACCAATGTACTTGTCAATGTCGTTTTGATCTTTGAAGCCACCCAAGACTATACGACCATTATCACCAACCTTGAGTACAGAGCCTGTTTTGGTGTATGGTACATGCCCGAATAACACCTTGGAAACAAGATCATCAAATGATTCTTTTGCTGCTAGTCCAGTCTGACGTAAGAATAAACCCTTGAGGTTAGCTACTCTTTTACAGTCATCAATTGCCGCTTGAGATAATACTGCGTGGCTCTTACCTGGGCCTCTTGCTCCACCTAGGCCAATGTCTACTGGGCCATTGGTTTCATCAGCGTGACGTGCATCTGCGTGAAACTGCCATTGCCAGGGAAGTGGGATGTATTTTGCATTTATAAACCTGCTTACCTGGTCACTGGGTACACCAGCCAGTTTAGCTGTCCGTATGCACTTCTCCAGTGGAGTCATTGCCATATACCTTTGCTATCATGCTTGTAACGTCAAGCTGGATTGGGTTTTCTTCATCACCAGCTAATATGTTTTTCTGTACTGGCATTCCATCAAGTCTGTTGTTTACCTCTTTGATTGCAGTGATGTCACCTGCTGCTGCCAACTCAGTGAGTTTATTTGCTATTAGTTTTTTCTTTGGAATACCACTCTCGTTTTCTTCTTCTGCTGCTTCTCTGATCAAGCCCTCCATAGTCCATGGTTTTGGTGGTCTACCGTTTCTGTTTATTCTTGGATCGTCTTTAGTAAATGATGTGCTAGTCTTTGCCATAATTGGCCTGTAGATTGCCAGTTACTTTGTTACTATTTTTACCTTCTTCTCGATAGGAATACCGTTAAATAGCATTTCGTTGTTTTTGTATCCTAGGTTAAGATTGAGGGTGTCTGCTATTCTGTTGGTTTCTTGGATGTACCATGTGTAAAAATCAGGGGTGAGTTGAATCACTTTTGGTTTCTCTCCTGTAAGTAATACATGGAGTGTAACGTAATCATTTAAGTGGCCCATGTTATATCTAACTTGTTGCTCTTGCACTTAATCCTTTCAAGTCGTTTTTCCAAACGTGCTTTGATTGTTTTACTTGTTGTTTTGTGACAATACCTGATTTTACCATACCTTTGACCTTATCGGGGTGTAGGTTTACAAACTCCCTCGATAGCTGTCCTTGTCTGTATGGCTGTACTTGTTCATCGGCGTACTGCTTGCGAGCTTCTTTCATTTCATCTGGTACCATGTCTAGGGGGCCATGGTGAGTGGCTACCGTGTAGGTTTCTTTACACCTAGGGCATTGATAGGTAGTACTATTACCGTCCTCTTGAATAACGTCCCAGTTGCCTATGATTGGATAGTGAGAGTCGCATTTCATATTTTACCTTGAAAATTCTTATCCCATTCTGCCTCAATTTTTTCTTCTTCACTGCCTCTGAATTTCATCTCTTGTGGGGTTGGGTATGGTATAATACCAGCCTTGACTTTTTGTCTTGTTATTACTTTTCTGGCTTCATCAATCATCTTTTTTTCTTGACCCCTATACGCTCCTAGAAAATAGAATATAAGTGCTGTGAGTATCCAGAAAATGAAGTCCATTATACTGTCTCCTTGTAAATAAATGCGCCTTTAGTAGCCATCTTGTTTTTGCGTTTCTTTTGTACCAAAATGTTATCTGTCTACAACTCTGGATGGAGTTGTTGTATTTTTCTCCTAGCTCTAGTTATAGTCTCAAAACTAGGTACTGACTTTTTAAGTATATCATCTAAAAGAGTAACCCTAAAATACCATAACACCTCAACAATTAAGTATTTATCGCTTGCCCTGGTTATTGGCTGTTCTTCAAGTACCATTTTTACCAAGTCATAGAGTTTTGTTTTTGCCATAGTATGAGTATATATCATCAATAAATATTGTCAATTAACAATTAACGTAGTAGCCATTTTGTGTAGTCTGTTGGTGATTCAGGATGCTTGCTAGAAAAGTGCTTCGACCACAGCTTTGCCATGTTCCTCAAGTCTCTCTTTGCAATGGATTTTGTATTGGGTTGTTTTTCGTTTAATCTGTTCTTTGACAATTTGGGCGTTTTTAAGTATTTGCTGTCGTTCATAGTGTCCTCCTTTTTTATATAGCTGTCTCATAAGTTTCAAGCTGTTCTGTGACTGTAGTATTTCGTCTAGTGCTAGTGTTCGTTTCTTTTTTATCTCTCTGACCAATATAGAATTGCTCTGCGCTTCTTGTTGCATCGAGTGCCTCCATTGCTAGGTTTCTTATTGTTCTACTATTATTTACATTTCTTGATATCTTTTGTAGTAGTAACTTTAGGTCGCTATATATAGCTATTTTTTCTTCAATATCTTCTGGTGAATCAAACATCTTTTCCTCCTATTGCATAAAAATTACCTGTCTCAGCAAAATGTATTCTGAAACCAATGTGAGACTTTTCGGTATATCTTGACTTATCCACCCATAATAGTATGTTTCTTTCATTATCATCAATAATGACCACTCCCAAATTTTCATCAACATTGACTGTGCGATTGAGGGATAGAACATAGTCACATTTTTGGGTGATTGCCTTTGATCCTGCAATATCGGTACGCCTCAAAAGACTTTTGTTCGCAGCTGCACCGTTGGGCTGTGCATAGATAAAAAGCCAAATGTCATCGTAGTCTTTGCATAGTTGTTGAAAAACTTTGGCCCACTGTTCTGTTACAGTTTGGTTCTTAGCGTTGTCATTTGCCCCAAAAAGCTCGTGGAGGTGGTCGAAGTGGAAGATTCTATATCCAAGGTTGTAATACACGGAAATCCACGTTTTAAAGTTGTCAGGCGTTTGCAGTGAAGCATCGGAAGCATAGAAGTCATTTATGACAATTGTATCTTTGGCCATGAAAGATATGGCTTGTTCTGTTGATACTCCAGATTCAAGCTGTGATTTTGTGAGGTCTGACCACTGCTGAAGTATGCGTTTGCGTACCATCGGTTCTGGCATTTCTAGCGAGAAATAGACACTCATTTGATCATCGTGGCGGTAGAACATGCGAGAGAGCCAGAGGGCGAACCATGACTTACCAGTGCCTGGGTTTCCCAGTATGACGTAGTATCCACAGGGGAAGCCAAAGTCATTGTCTATGTACGAGACACCAGTGTTGAGGGATTCTTTTTTAGAAACCTTGGTAAGATCTGCCAAACTCATTGAGGAGTAGAGTGTTTTTTTGATTTGCTCTTTGGTTAGTTTCATTTGATTCGTCCCTCCCTGTACATTTTTTTGATGAATTCATCTTCACTGTTTGTTTTTGGTTTTGGTTTACTCTCCTCTTTACTCGATAGGGTTGCTATTTCGTGCCTACGAAGTGAGCGAAGTATCCAGGTGTTGAAGAATGAATCCCATCCTTCATTGGTGTCTGTTTTTTTGTCATGACCTCTAGTCCACTCATGGGCTACGTTGGCGCAGTATGCTATGTCC